ATAATACTTTTTTTTTAACTATATAAAGCAAATGTTGCTATAAAACTTGTCATTCTTGTCACCCTAATGCTATATATGTATCCATTTATGGATACAATTTGCGTCTTATTATATGCATTATTATTTCTTATATAAAGAAAAAACCACCTCCGCTATGAACCGAAGATGGCTTTTATCAAATGAAACAAAAACAGTATTAAATATATAACTAGATTAAAACAAGACAAATATATAACATTTATTCCAAACAAACAAATTACTTCACAACATACATTCCTTTTGGTGCAGTTCTGCCCAATAAGTATTGAATTAAATACCTCGCTGCATCTATTCCGTGATTATAACTATCGATAGGGGTAACTCCGCTAACCTTCCAAGCATAGTTGTTAAACTCCTTGACTAGATTCTCTCCTTCAATGTTTATATTATAATCCTGCATCAAAGCAATTCCTGTGAGTATGCTACCTTTCTTTTTTAATGTAGGGGTCAAGTTAAGACCTCTTGAATTTAATTCTGCTCGTAGCCTAGGTTCAGAGTTGTCAATCACTATAAGGCGTTTTCCTGCGTATCTAAGGCACAATTCATATATATTGGAGGTAACCAGTCCTTTCTTGTAGAAGTGCTCTTTAAGCCATATTATTTTGCGAACCTTGTCCACACAGCCTTCAACCAATACAGACTCATCTCTAGAAAATCCGATGTCTAATCCAAATATTGAATCTATTTCAGTATTGAATTTACCTATCTGCCAGTCAGTAAAGATAACTCCTTCTGCCTTCTGTAGCCACCCACCTAATATCTGATGCTTATAATGATTGGGTCTTCTCTGCTTCATTCTCTCAATCTCCTTCAGGAATGATTCAGACAGGTTATCTCTATTATCTTCGTAGGTTGTATGGATATAAGTTACACCATCTTTAGTACCATTAAATCCATCAGGAATGCCTCTGTTTTGAAAGAACCTCTGATAAATCCAGTGTTCCTTAGTAGCAGGGTTTAGAATCAATAGGCACCTGTTCTTAACTCCCTTGGCTCGTATAGAGAAATCTATCTTATCAAAGTTTTCTTCCTCCTGCAATTCCTCTGCCTCATCAAGCACAAAAGTGTTAACCCCACTAATAGACTTTAGCTTTGCAGTTTGGTCTCCACTAGCAGTCTTAATTCCTGAGAAGTATATTGAGCTGCCTGTTAGATTGTTTATTATCTCAAACTTAGTAATAGTAAAGTGTTCAAGCAATCCCATCAATTCCAGCTTCTCTATAAATTCAGGAATAATACTCATACCTGCTGAACTCATTGTATATCTAGTAAACAATACTTTGTTGCTCTCCTCGAATGTAAGCAATACTAGAAACACAGTAATACTAAAAGACTTACCCGAACCTCGACCACCAGTAATTACAAAGTACCTACTGTCGGAGTTTAACCCTTTATACTTAGAATTTAATGAAACATTACTCATCGGTCTTGATGTCTCTTTTGCCTAGGTCTCTTATCTTAATAGGTTTGATGTAATATCCTACTATTGGATTTACTCTATAATTCCAAAAGTCTGCAGGCATATCTTTAGGATTCCTTATTATCTTCGCTACGCTCATTGTTTTCTATTTTAGGTGTTAAATCTATTGTTTTAGTAGGAAAGAAATCTATAATGGGGATGTTTACTTTCGTATCTATTTGTATGTTTTGTTGTTCTTTTGGTCTACCATATCTATATTCCAATAGCCATTTCATATGCTGAGTAGAACCAGTCTTAGCTAATTTAGCAATCTCTACCCAAGCCTTCTCTTCACTCCCAAAGGCTTTCTTCATTGCGTTTAAAGTCATATTAGCTATGTCCTTATCCTTGGACTTACGTGGTCTCCCTTGACCTCTGTAGACTCCCTTGACAGCTCCGTTGTTCTTACGACCATCTACTTTCTTTTCTTTGTCTTCCTCTTGTTCATTCATATTGTTATATTTTATAAAGAGTATATTTAACCGTAATTTCCTCCCCTTTCTTTATGGGTCTTATTGCGTGAACAACTCTAGTCTTCTCAGCTTCACATTCTATTATACTGCAATTAGGTTTATCGCTATGGTTTATGAAACCACCTAAAGGTGTTCTTATAATTTCTCCATTATCTAACCAAACGTGAGTAATTCCAAAGCTATATCCTGATTCAAAGTCTTTATCAGCTATAAGTCCTAGTCCATCTATAGGACTATTGCCTATAGTTAATCCCACAGGTAGCGGTCTATAATTACTTTTCATATCTGAAATTCCTTCTTATCAGTAAACTTATTGCCGTGATGCTTTAACTGAGACAATAGGAATTTGAATTTATGGCGAATAATTCTATTCTCCTCAAATAATTCCAAATATTTCTTCTTGTAATATACATCAGGTTCAAAATACTTTTCTTTATTGGCATCGCTGCTAATCACAACAGACTTAACTCTCTCGTATATCTTATTGTATTCCATTTCAAACTCAGATATAACATCATTAAAAATGTTTATTCCGTGCAATACAGTTGCGTGGTCTCTTCCAACTTCCCTGCCTATAACACTCAATGGCTGCATAGTAAACTCCCTGCATAACTTGAAGTATATTGCCCTAGCATAGACAACTTCCCTCTTTCTTGTTTTCATAGTTATGTCTACTCCTACTTCTAGACTCACTAACTTTCTAATCTCATCTAATTTCATAATAGTAATAATTTTTCATAATCATTATACGCTTCTAAAACTCCTTGACAACAAAGATAATCTTCATCCTCCTCATAATACTTTAAAAGTAATTGCTTATCAGGATAGCTAATTATATTTAGCTTTAAAGACTTCAATACGTCATCGTAACATTCCTTCTTAGTAAGGTAACTCATTTATATTTCTCCCTCTATTTGGTAATCAAATACATCTCTATTCTTATTTACAAAGAATTCATTGTAAATCATTACAGCTTGTTCAACATCTCTCTCTCCATCATAGTAGCTTCTCTCACTAACCCCATAGAATCCTATAGTAGCAGTAGTCTTGTCTATAGCTATAAAGGTAAAGTCTCTATAGTCCACATTAAACAACTTGCAATATATATAAGCCTGACATCCATATTTATATTCCCTTGCTGAATACTCAAATTTATTTATATTTCCTGTAGTCTTTAAATCTATAATGACACCATCTCCAAGAACATCTGCCTTGCCACGAAATGGTATATCGAATAAATTCTCAATAGCAGGAACTTCTTTCCTAGTGCTCTCCATCAATTCCATAGCCATAGAGTTGTTATAGAAAGCCTCAGCTAATCTCTCAACCTCATCTCTCTCCTTGTAGGTGAATACTCTACCGTGTTCAGACAATGCCTCTTTAAATACATTTGTATTCCTAGACTTTATATCTACAAAGTGTTGCTTCTCGTAAACGTGAGGCTCTAGTATAGCCGTATGGAATAGCCAACCAAACTCAAAAGCAGGTATTATTTTGCTACTTGTTTTGATTAATGAATCCTCATAAGCCTTTGGCGAGTCAAGTAGTTTCTTTACAGAACTACTAGAAAGAGCGTTAACTCCTAAGTAGTCATAATAAAACTTATCATCTGCCATCTTAGTAAGCAGCTCTTGCTTATTCCAAGTCTTATTGTCTAGTGTTGTTATTTCTTTAACTTCCATATTTAAAATATTTTATCCCATATTAATGCTAAACCAGTAAGAAGTATTCCTACTGATGCTATAAAAATTGACGTTGTAATTATTTCTAACATAATTATTTCTTTTTAAGATTCGATAAGGTTAGCAAAGGCATCCTTTAACAAGTAAGATGTAGAAATTCTTGAGTATTTAAAGCTGCCTGTTTCTTTATTAAATTCATATACAGATTCCGTTATCCTATTTCTATTATCATCATCAAAAGTTTTAATGACAGAAGATAATAAAACTTTAAGATTATTTAACATTTTAAGTATTTCATTTACATCTTTGCGGTATATTGCTACTCCATATTCATCAAAAACCTTTTCACTTACAATATCCATATATTTTTTTATTATTACTTTTTCCTCGTCTGTCATAATTATTTCTTTTTGTTTTTGTTAATTTCCTTTTGCTCTTCGCTTAGATATTCCTCCTGCATCCAATGAAGCTCTGCTCTCTGTGATTCAGTAAACCATTCTTGCTCTAGTAATTCTTTTGTCTTTCCCATTACTGGACGTGTTTTAATAGTCTTCTCATTGTTCTCTCCAACCATCCTAATGTAAAGGATAGCGGAGTCTCAAATATAACGTATATTATCATTAGGAATCCCTCTAGTACGAAGAATGTCGCTAGAAGTAGGAATATAAGTAAAACCTTGGGGGTGTTTAATAGTAGTCTTATTGCTTTCATATCTAACATTGTTTGACACAAAAGTAGTAAAAATATATCAATAAACAAAAAATATTAACACTTTGTTAACTTTTCTTCGGACTAAAAGTATCTTTCCAAATAGTTTGACACACTGCGAACCTTTGCTCTCTATCAGAATAATCACTAATCATCCCTGCATTGTTCATACATCTTTTGTTGAAGTCTTTGGCTTCTTCGTACTTTTTTGGTTTCATCGTAATTGGCATAATTCTATTTTTTAGGTTTAACCTTCTTTGTTTTTCCTTGTAACTTTTCAACTTGCATATGGAGCATCATTACGAATTGCTGTAAATCTCTAATGTCCTTCTGCATCTTAATTAACTTAGTTTCCTTCATTTGTTTGTTTATGAGTTTATAAAATATATAGTGTAACCTATTATTACATTCAAATTAACCGCTACTAAATTCCATTGCTTTGCTACCCAAACCTGTGGAGTACATAATAAACCACCAATAATATACACGACAGAACCAACGTTACTAGAAGAAAGTAAATAAGGTGCTAACATTATAAATGCTGTCCCCATATAACCTAAACGACTAGAGAGCCTCTCTG